CGATCAGCGCGTTCCAACCCACCTCACGCCACTTCACCTTGATCCCCTGCACCTCGCCCGCGTGGACGAGATCGATGCGCTCGATCATCAGATTTGCGATGCGGTGGCGCTCGACTGGGAACAACTGATCCCACACGTCGTTGAGCCGTCCCATCGCCATCACCGTGGTGGCCTCGTCAACCTGTCCGCCGTTGCGCTGGATGTGGCGCACGACTGATGCGATTGATTCCGGGCTGGTCAGCACCGTGCGGATCTGGGCCACCACCGCCGCCTCGATCTCAGGTGCAGGCAGGCGTTCGTAGCTCTTGCCCGGTGCCCCGAACCGGCTTTCCGACTTGGACACGTAGTAGTGGTACTTGCGCCCGTTCTTGCGCGAGTAGGTCGGGTACATCCGTTCGCCCGAGGGGGCGTACAGCAGGCCGCGCAGCAAGGCGTCAGTACGCGACCTGATCTTGGTCTCCACCGACCGGGCGTGCCCATCCCTCGCCAGCACCGCGTGAACCTTGTCCCAAAGCTCCTGATCGATGATCGGCGGGTGAGCGCCGGGGTACCAGTTCCCCTTGTGCGACAACTCCCCCAGGTAGATGCGGTTGCGCAGCAGCTTGTGCAGGTACTTTTTGTCGATGCGCGTGCCCTTGCGGGTCTGGCCCTCCTGCGTCGTCCAGGCCTTGGTCGTGATGCCGTCGGCGGTGAGATTGACGGCGATCTGGGTTGGAGAACCGATGGTCAGCATCTCCTCGAAGATGCGACGTACCACCGCCGCCTCGGCCTCGTTGATGACCAGGAGGCGGTTGTCGACGTCGTAGCCCAGGGGCGGGACACCGCCCATCCACATCCCCTTGCGCTTGGCGGCGGCGATCTTGTCGCGGATGCGCTCGCCGGTGACCTCGCGCTCAAACTGGGCAAAGGACAGCAGGACGTTGAGCATCAGCCGACCCATCGAGGTGGTGGTGTTGAACTGCTGGGTGACCGACACAAAGGACACCTCGTGGCGCTCGAACACTTCGACCATCTTGGAGAAGTCGGCCAAGCTGCGCGTCAGGCGGTCGATCTTGTAGACCACCACGATGTCGATCTGGCCGCGCTCAATGTCCGCCATCAGGCGTTTCAGCCCGGGCCGATCCGTGTTGCCGCCGGAGAAGCCAGGGTCGTCGTAGTCGTCGGCCACCGAGATCCAACCCTCGGATCGCTGGCTGGCGACGTAGGCGTGGCCCGCCTCCTTTTGGGCGTCGATGGAGTTGAACTCCTGGTCAAGCCGTTCATCCGAGGACACCCGGCAGTAGACGGCGCAGCGCTTGCGGGCGCGGGTAGAGGCGATCTCGCTCATCGGGCACCTCCCTTGCTCAGGCCAAAGAACAGCGGCCCAGACCAGTGCGCGCCGGTGATGTGGCGGGCCACCGCCGTCAAGCTCTTGAAATTGCGCCCCTGGTACTCGAACAGCCCCTCGGCGGTGACTGTCACCCGGTGCTCGCGTTCGCCCCATTCGCGCAGCAGGATCGTGCCCGGGGCGAAATCGAACTCGCGCGGCTTGGCCCGCAACTTGATCTTGGAGTGTTTCGCGCCGATGGCTTCCAGACGCTGCTTGGTCTCGGGCGCAAGGCCACCGAAGGCTTCCTCCTGCAGCTTGTAGGCGAGACGGGACTCGACGTGCGTGCGGTTGGGGTAGTCCGGTCGACGCGGGAAATACCGATCCCACACCGTCCAGAGCTCGGACATCGGCAGGCAGGCCAGCTCCGCGATCCGTGCCGCGACGGATGCTTGTTTCTCGTTCATCACAACTTCTCCTCTTGATAGGGGGTTGTATGAACGCGCTGGTCGGGCAGGAAGCCAAGGCCTCCCCTTGTCGAATTGGCTCTCTGTTTTGGCTCATCCGCAGCAAGGGTGCGGACGATGGCAGCCGCAAGGATGGCGGCGATTTCGCCAGCACGGGCGCTGGCGCTCATCTCCGTGGGAGATGCGAGTTCGATGTTCTTCATGACGGCTCCGAGGAATTGCAACCGTCAGAAATAGTGAGCCTGATCGTCCGAAGCGGATGGCAATTCCGGGTAATCGGCGGCAAAAACTTTCGCGTTAACTAAACAGTTGACAAGCGGCATCCTCCGCAGTACGCTCGAACTATTAACAAATCACGCAACTAGGAAACACACATGCCTTTCGGAGCCTTCATTCGCAAAAAGCGCGAAGAGAAGCAGATCCAGATGAACGAGTTCGCGCGTCAGCTCGAGATTTCGCCTGCCTACTGGTCGCGCATCGAACGCGACATGGAAAAACCGCCCAAGGATGAACTGATCCGCAAGGCGGCAGAGATTCTGGGCATCGACCCGGACGACGCCTTTGTCGAGGCCAGCCGCTTGCCCCCCGACATGCGCGACGATGTGGGCAACGTGGTGCGGATGTACCGCCGGGAAGTCACGGAGAAGAAGTGAATGCCGGTTCTGACCCTCGACTATCGGCATTGCGACCGCAAGCGCCCCAAATACATCAAGCACATCGAGATCGAAGCCATCGCCGCGCTGGCCCGTCAGCAGTTGGTCGGGGGTGGCGTTGATGCGATTGCCTTCGACACGCTGCGCCAAATCGAGCGCTTGAAGATCAACGGCATCGACTTCGCGCTCGAGGTCAGCGCCGAATGCGAGGTGCACGACGAGGACGGCAACCACGTCTTCGGTATCTGCGAGTACGACCCTGGTGTTCCCGACACCGCGATGGTGTGCGTCTCGCCCGTTGGCGAAAAACTCAGCGAACTGCTGGCACTGAGCACGCTGGCCCACGAATTGGGCCATGCAGTATTCGATGCGCCGGGCTGGATCATGGACGGCAGCAAGGGGCCGGGGCTGTTCGATGCCTTCGAGCCAGCCGTGCAGCGCGCCTACCGCACCACCACGCCGGACAGCGAGCACTTGGCGAAGGTGCCCACCGGCGTACCGGCAGCGCTGGCGTCCGACGTGCATTTTGCCGAACTGCGCGCCAATGAGTTCATGGGTTCGCTGCTGGTGCCGCGCCAGCTCTTGAACGCGGCCGCAGAAGCGCTGGCCCCGGAATACAACGTCCACCTGCATCGCGGCCCGTCGATTGACCCGGAGATCCCCGGCACCAGCCTGCATCTCACCGCCGATGACCGAGCGGACATGGAATTACTGGAGCGCGCGCTGGCCCTGCGTTTTGGCGTCAACCCACGCTTTGTGCAGGTGCGCATGCAACGCTACGGCCTGATCCGTCCGGAGAACTTCGTGCGCTGACCATTGCCATCCCGCCCGCGCCGACCTCACGTCGGCATTTTTTGAACCCAGCTATTAACAGTTCGCGCAATCGCGCACTTTCTGAAGGAGTCTGCCTATGCCTACCGGTCACACCACCACCGCCCAGCAGGAGAAAGTGGTCAACCCGAAGTCGTCACCGAAACGTGCGCGCGAACAGCGATCCGATGACGGCCCCACCATCCTGCCCGGGATGGAGCATTTCGTCGATCTCCTGCGCAAGGTCAAGCGCCCGGCGCTGGTGGTGCGCCTGCTCGAACACGCCAGCGGCGATGCGTTGCCGGAGCTGCAGGCACTGGCTGATGCCGCCAAGGGAAAACTGCCGGTCGAATCCCGTCAGGCATTTTTCCATTGCGTGGCCAAGCTGGATGATCCCATCCGTCAGCGCCTCGAGGATGCTGTTGAACGAGTGATCCTGCTCGGCGATGACTACGGCGCGCAGGCCGTTCAGGCGGTGCTCGATGCACGGCGCGAAGACGATGCCGCCGTACTCGCCGCGCCCAGCGACCGCCACAGCCGCGCACTGCACCTGTGCATCCTGCAGGAATTTCCCGAGGCCGGAGCACGCCGCGAAGCGCGCTTCGATCAGGCCGAGCACGAACAGGTGATGCACCGTCAGTGGAAAAGCGAGCACTTCTCCAGCCACTACCTTGGCCCCAAGGGGGTGGAGCCGAAAAGTGGCGATGACATTGAGGAAACGCTGCGCACACGGATTGCCGAGCTGTTCCCGCATGTGCCGAAGGAGCAAATCCTGATCGAGCAGTTTGTGCGGTGCGGCCTGTCGCACGCACAGCGCGAAGATGATGACGAGGCTGACGACGAACCCCTGACCCAGCTGCACACGCTGTGCGCCACCTTCAATGGCTCCACCGCGCATTACCGGCAGGTGGAAGATGGCCAGGTGGTCGATCACGAGGAACCCGCAGCCATGTCGGCGCGCTTTTCCTGGGAACCGGCCACCGGGGCGCTGACTGTGTTCTGCGAAGACCGGGAAAAGCGCCGGGAGCTTGCCACCATCTTCCGTGATGTGGCGTTGGCGCATGAGGGCGCGATTGATGACATGCCAATGCGTCAATTCGATCTGCTCGGGTTTTCGACATCGGCCATGCTCCAGCGGCTAGAACAGGATCGCATCGCGGACATCGAGAAAATCGACATCTTGCAGATCAAGGTGGCCAAGCCATTTGAGCAACAGATGGAGCTGGGTGGAAAAGCCGTCGCCCGGCAGCTGGCGAGCAAGATGGAAATCACCCGCGACCGGCGCGATGGTCGCAACATCTATCAGGTCGCCTATGAGGATTACGCCGCCGAGGATCTGAGCCAGTACGCGCTGGTGCAGGTGAAGCTGGTGATGCGCATGGCCGCACAGCCCCACCGCAAGGCCCACAACGTCGCCGTGCAGATCACCGCCCCCAACGGCCTGAACGACAAGAGCAAAACGGAGGACGACCGCAAGCGCGTGCTGGAGCAGTTGATCCGCCTCGGCGTCCTGAGCGAATTCTGAGGGAGCGCCGACAATGTCATTGCACCTGCGCTTCTTGATCGCCATCGACAGGCTATCGAGCCTGGCCACGCCTGTGCTGGCCACAATGCTCGGGCGTGACTGTTCACAGTTCCTGCAGCGGGGCTGGGTCACCGCCGAGGGTCATCTCACGCATGTGATGGCCCCGTTCCTCGACTCCGAATGCGAGGTCGAAATCGAGGCTGATCCGGATGCGGGGTGCTACCGCTATCGCAGCCCGCTGGACGGTCGCACTGTCGTGCAGCCATTGAACGAGATCGCGTTGTACGGCATCCAGATCGAGCCATGGCTGGCCGATTTGGCCCGCCTGATCGGCATCGAAGATCGGCGGCGCGCCAGCCGCCCATGCCGCACGCCACAGCACCTCTGGCACCTCGGCGACATGCGCATCGCCGGGACGCATGATTTTGCCCCGGTGTTTGTCGGGCGGGCGTGGGCGCGCGCGCCAGTCGCTGGCACATCCTCCGTTCTGGCCGACTCGGTGTGGTCGCGCGGTGGCGTGATTTTGCAGGCCCGCCGAGTTCAGGCAGATCTGCCCCGTGACCATGTGATTCGGGCGCTCGACGAGTTCGTTCGCGTGGATGACGGGCAGGATGTTTTCGACGCGAGCGCATTCGACCGGGTACTGCGCGGCTACGTCACGCCCAGTGGTGCGCCGGAGCCAGAGCAGTATCTACAAGGCACCCGCGTGAAATTGCCTCACTTTGCTTCATCACGACTGGTGAGTGATACGCGGGCGGCAATTCTGAAAGTGATGTGGGGCGTAGAAGGCAAGACGCCACCGGCTATGAAGTGGGTCGATGTCAAACCGCAAGTCCACTCTGCTGCCAGATCTTTTGATGAGGCCTTCGGCGACAAGGAAACGCGGGAGGACTTCCTCGTTCTCGTGAAGTCTGGCGGCTACTACCAAGTCCGCCGCCAATGAAGGTCGTAGATTTTTCCGGAGTCCGATCCGGATTCAGTCCGTAGTTCCATGCGGAGACTTCGATGTGCCCATTTCATCTAGGAGGCACATCGAAATGCAAACCCAAGTTCCAGCAACCCAAACCGGTCGGGACTCCTTCCGACCCAACCCCGGCGGTGCCGTGTGCATCGCCCTCGACGAAAACGAGCTCGCCATCCGCTGGGGGCTCTCCGTCAAGACCTTGCGCCGCTGGCGTCAGGAACAGCTCGGACCGATCTACTGCAAGCTCGGCCGCCGCGTCACCTACCTCCTGCACGAAATCGAAGCCTTCGAGCGACGCGTCTCGCGTTACTCCAGCTTCACTCGTGCGTACCAGTGAGGGAGATGGCCATGAACGATCTAACCATCTTCCCCGCCGACATCGCCGAGATGTCCGTCAGCCAGCTGGCTGCGCTGCCGCCCGAGCAGAAGGCGGAAATCGACAAGAACCTCGACGCAGCCATTGACTGGCTCAAGAAGGCCCGCACCAAGTTCGACGCGGCGCTGGATCAGTGCTACGGCGAGCAGGCCCGCGCCGCGCTGCGTGAATCCGGCCGCGATTTCGGCACCGCCCACATCAGCGATGGCCCGCTGCGGCTCAAGTTCGAGTTGCCCAAGAAGGTCAGCTGGAACCAGCAGCAATTGACCGAAATCGCCGAACGCATCGTGGCATCAGGCGAGAAGGTCGAGGGCTACCTCGACATCAAGTTGTCCGTCTCCGAATCCCGCTACACGAACTGGCCTCCGGCGCTGCAACAGCAGTTCGCCGCCGCCCGCACCGTGGATTGCGGCAAGCCGTCTTTCACCCTTTCCCTCGATTCGGAGTAATCGCCATGAGCGCAATCATTCCCTTCCAGTTCGAAGCACACGCCGTGCGCATCCAGGTCGATGGTGCTGGCCTGCCGTGGTTCAACGCCAGCGACGTCTGCAATGCCTTGGAGATGGGCAATCCGTCTCAGGCGATCAAATCCCACGTCGATGGTGATGATCTCCAGAAATTGGAGGTCATCGACAACCTCGGCCGCACGCAGCGCGCCAACCATGTCAACGAGTCTGGCCTCTACGCCCTGATCCTCGGCAGCACCAAGGATGCCGCCAAGCGTTTCAAGCGTTGGCTCACCAGTGAAGTGCTGCCCGCGATCCGCAAGACCGGCAGCTACGCCGCCCCCAGTGCGCTGGCGGCCTTGCCCGCGCCGACCCACGACCGCGTGTCCGCAATCCTGCTGATCGGCGAGGCTGTAGCGAAGGTGCCGGGCGTGAAGCCGGGCATCGCCGCAGCGGCAACGCTCACATGCATTCAGGAGAACACCGGCATCACCACCGAGGTGCTGCGCCGTGCGCTGCCGTCGGCCAATGAGCCGATCTGCGCGCTCAACGCCACCCAGCTCGGCAAGCTGCTGAACCGTTCGGCCAAGGCCACCAACCAGATGCTGGCGGCAGGCGGCTTCCAGTTTCGCAACGACCGTGACGAATGGGAACTGACCGAGGCGGGTGAAGCATGGGCCGAGGCCATGCCGTACTCGCGCAACGGCCACAGCGGCTACCAGATCCTCTGGAATCCCGCCGTCGCCGATGAACTGAAGGAGGCCGCGTGATGAGCCTTCCCATCATCTCCGCGCAGCAGCGCATGGCCGAACGCAAGGGCGTGAAGCTCTTGATGCTGGGCAAATCCGGCATCGGCAAGACCACCCGGCTCAAGGATCTCGACCCGGCCACCACGCTGTTCCTCGACATTGAGGCTGGCGATCTCGCCGTGGCCGACTGGCCCGGCGACACCATCCGTCCGGCATCCTGGCCAGAGAGTCGCGACTTCTTCGTGTTTCTCGCGGGCCCGGACAAGTCGCTGCCACCGGAGTCGGCGTTTTCGCAGGCGCACTACGATCACGTCGTCGAGAAGTTCGGTGACCCGGCGCAACTCGACCGCTACCAGACCTTCTTTCTCGATTCGATCACCCAGCTGTCCCGCCAGTGCTTCGCGTGGTGCAAGACGCAGCCGGGTGCCGTCAGCGACCGCTCCGGCAAGCCTGACCTGCGCGCGGCCTATGGCCTGCTCGGCCAGGAAATGATCAGCGCATTGACCCACTTGCAGCACGCACGCGGCAAGAACGTGGTGTTCGTGTCGATCCTCGACGAAAAGCTCGATGACTACAACCGCAATGTGTTTGTGCCTCAGATCGAGGGCAAGCAAACCGTCGGCGCGCTCATCGGCATCGTCGATGAGGTCGTGACGCTGGCCGAGATCAAGGCCGAGGACGGCAGCACCTACCGCGCCTTCGTCACCCACACCGTCAATCCCTACGGCTTTCCGGCCAAAGACCGCAGCGGTCGCCTCGACCTGCTGGAGCCGCCGCATCTCGGTGCGCTGATCGCCAAGTGCGCGGGTGAGTCCGCCACGCCCGTTCGCACTGCCACCACCCAATCCCACGAATCTCAGGAGTAATCGCCATGACCCAGCAATCCACCACCAGCAACAACTGGAACGACTTCAACGACGCCGAATCACAGCAATCCGGCTTTGACCTGATCCCCAAGGGCACCGTTGTCCCTGTGCGCATGACCCTCAAGCCCGGTGGTTACGACGACCCGTCGCAGGGCTGGGGCGGCGGCTACGCCACCGAGTCTTTCGAGACCGGCTCGATCTACCTTGCCGCCGAATTCGTGGTCACCGCTGGTGACCACGCCAAACGCAAGATGTGGTCGAACATCGGCCTGCATTCCAAGAAGGGGCCGACCTGGGGCCAAATGGGGCGCAGCTTCATTCGCGCGACGCTCAACAGCGCCCGCAACGTCCACCCGCAGGACAACAGTCCGCAGGCCGCCGCCGCGCGCCGCATTCAGGGCTTCCACGAACTGGATGGCCTGGAGTTCCTCGCCCGTGTCGACATCGAGAAGGATGGCAAGGGCCAGGACCGCAACGTGGTCAAGGTCGCGGTCGAACCCGATCACCCCGACTACGCCAAGTTGATGGGCGTGCCGCCCAAGACCACGGGTGGTGGCACCTCCGGTGCTCCGGCACAGCCAGCGGCACCCGCGTATCAGGCAGCGCCTACCCAACGCGCACCCGTGACGGGAAAACCGTCGTGGGCGCAGTGAGGGAGGCCGATGAAATGCTGGGTCTGCAAACGACAAGCACGCGGCTACGGCCACACGGACGGTCGATTCAAGACCGGCGATGCGCGCCGCTACGTGCTCGACTGGGTGTTCTGTTCCCGTCGCTGCCAGGACGCGTTCCACGCGCTGTACGGCAACTGGCAACAGGCCAAGGATGGCTACATCGGCAAGACGGAGGTCGCCATGATCGATCCGTCTGAAGTCGAACTGGCCGCCATGCGCCAATGCCTCAAGTCCTTCGGCGAGGCGGCGGGTGAGATCGGTTTTACCAAGCCTCTGGGCGACTACTCCGAGGCCGAAGCGCTGCGGGTGATCGATGCCATCGTCACTTGCTGGTCGGAGGCGATGGTCGCGCACCACGAGGTCACCAAGTTCCCGCCCGTGCGGGGCTTGCCGCCCACGCCCGATCCGCTGGCACCCGATGCCGCCAATCCGTTCGCGGATCTGGAGGATGACCTGCCTTGGGATGAACCGAAGGGGAAGAAGCCATGATGGACTTCAATTCCTCATCGAGCATCGCGGGCCGGGTCACCGCCCTGGTCGACGCCGGGTTGCAACAGGCCCGCGCCCGTCAATCCGAGCGCCAGTACCTCGGGGCCTCGCGCCTCGGGGTGGCTTGCGAGCGCGCGCTGCAATTCGAGTACGCCAAGGCTCCCATCGACCACGGGCGGGACACCCCGGGCCGGATGCTGCGCATCTTCGAGCGTGGCCATGTCATGGAGGACTGCATGGTCGCGTGGCTACGGGACGCAGGTTTTGACTTGCGCACCCGAAAGGCCGATGGCGAGCAGTTCGGCTTCTCGGTGGCCGATGGTCGCCTGCAGGGACACGTCGATGGCGTCATCGTCGGTGGCCCGGAGGGCTTTGCCTATCCCGCGCTGTGGGAATGCAAATGCCTGGGCAACAAGTCCTGGAGCGATCTGGAGAAGAAGGGCCTGGCCATCTCCAAGCCCGTCTACGCCGCGCAAGTGGCGATCTACCAAGCCTATCTCGAACTGCACGAGCACCCGGCGATCTTCACGGCGCTCAACGCCGACACGATGGAGATCTACACCGAGCTCGTGCCCTTTGAAGCAGCCCTTGCCCAGCGCATGTCAGATCGTGCGGTGAAGGTCATCTCGGCCACGGAAGCAGGCGAACTGCTGCCGCGTGGCTTCCATGAACCGACCCACTTCGAATGTCGGATGTGTGCATGGCAAGACCGCTGCTGGAGGACACAAGCATGACCGACAACACCCATTCAGCTACTGGCATTGAACCGATGATCGACGCCAAGCAGGCGGCTGCCGCGCTGCGCCTGCCGTATTACTGGTTCGCCGATCACGCGATGCGCAGCAAATACCGGATTCCCCACTACCTGATGGGTGGGCTGGTGCGCTATCGCCTGTCAGAGCTTTCTACGTGGGCGGCACGCAATGCGGCAGCGCAAAGCCGCTTCGCGGGAGATACGGATACCGCCGTCGAGGAGGCCGAATGATCGACTTCAACGACACCGCCGTCCCCACCGGAAACCAACCACGCATCGTCAGCGATGCCGAGCGGGAGGAACTGCGCGCAGAACTGCTCGCCCGGCTGGAATCGGTGCTGTTCACTCTGTTCCCGGCAGGCAAGAAGCGCCGGGGCAAGTTCCTCATCGGTGATGTGCTGGGTAGCCCTGGCGACAGCCTTGAGGTGGTGCTTGAGGGCGAAAAGGCAGGCCTATGGACGGATCGTGCCGACAACTCCGGCGGCGATGTGTACGCGCTGATCGGCAATCACTTCGGCATCGATGTGACCCGCGACTTTCCCCGCGTGCTCGATGCCGCCGCCGATCTGCTCGGTCGCTCGCGCTCCGCACCAGTACGCAAGGCCAGCAAGAAGGACGTGCCGGTCGACGAACTCGGCCCCGCCACCGCCAAGTGGGACTACCTCGACGCCCAAGGCCATCTCATCGCCGTTGTCTACCGCTACGACCCGCCCGGGCAGAGGAAGCAGTTCCGGCCCTGGGATGCCAAGCGGCGCAAGATGGCACCGCCCGACCCGCGTCCGCTCTACAACCAGCCAGGGATGACCAGTGCCGCGCAGGTGGTACTGGTCGAAGGCGAGAAGTGCGCGCAGGCCCTGATCGACGCGGGCATCGTGGCCACCACGGCGATGCACGGCGCGAACGCTCCGGTAGAAAAGACCGACTGGTCGCCGTTGGCCGGCAAGGCCGTGCTGATCTGGCCCGACCGTGACAAGCCGGGCTGGGAGTACGCCACGCAGGCGGCACAGGCCATCCTGTCGGCGGGAGCCAAATCCTGCCACATCCTGTACCCGCCCGAGGAAGCCGCCGAGGGCTGGGACGTGGCCGACGCCATCGCCGAGGGCTTCGATGTCGCCACCTTCCTCACCCACGGCCCACGTTTGCAGATGCACGACGTCGCCGATGACGTTGATCCGGTGGTCAGCAGCGACGAATCCGTCTGGGGCACGGAGGACGCGCTGGCGCTGTCCTTCACGCGCCGCTACCACCGCGACTGGCGCTACGTGGCTGGCTGGGGAAAGTGGCTGGTGTGGGACGGGCAACGCTGGCGCACCGAGGACACGTTGGCGGCCACGGACTTGATCCGCAGCGTCTGCCGCCAGACGGCTGTACGCGCCGACAACCCCAAGGTCGCTGCCAAATTGGCCAGCGCAGGAACGGTCGGCGGTGTGGAACGCCTGGCGCGTGCTGACCGCAGGCACGCGGCCACCACCGACGAATGGGATGCAGATCCGTGGCTGCTCAACACGCCAGGCGGCGTGGTCGATCTCAAGACAGGCCGGATGCGCCCGCACGAGCGCGCCGATCGGATGACCAAGATCACCACAGCCACGCCCAGCGGCGACTGCCCGACCTGGAGGCAGTTCATCGACGAGGTCACGGGCGGTGACAAGGAACTGCAGTCCTATCTGCAACGGATGGTCGGCTACGCGCTGACCGGATCGACGCAAGAGCACGCGCTGTTTTTCCTGTACGGCACAGGTGCGAACGGCAAGTCGGTGTTCGTCAACACGCTGGCCACCATCCTGGGTGATTACGCGACCAATGCGCCGATGGACACCTTCATGGAAACGCGCACCGACCGGCACCCGACCGATATGGCGGGACTGCGCGGCGCGCGCTTCGTGGCGGCCATCGAAACTGAACAGGGAAAGCGCTGGGCCGAGTCGAAGCTCAAGAACCTCACCGGTGGCGACAAGATCTCGGCGCGCTTCATGCGCCAGGACTTCTTCGAGTTCTTCCCGCAGTTCAAGTTGTTCGTGGCGGGCAACCACAAGCCCGCCATTCGCAATATCGACGAGGCGATGAAACGCAGGCTGCACGCGACAAGAACCTGCAACAGAAGCTCCTGGCCGAACGTGACGGCATCCTCGCGTGGGCCGTGCAGGGCTGTCTCGACTGGCAGCGCCACGGACGACTCTCTCCACCGCAGCGCGTGGTGGACGCGACGGAGGAGTATTTCGAAGCCGAGGACGCCCTGGGCCGCTGGCTCGATGAGCGCTGCGTGCGCGAGCCCAACGCCAAGTCGCTGACCGCCGAGCTGTTCAACGACTGGAAGCTGTGGGCTGAAGCCTCTGGCGAGTTTGTCGGCGCACAACGCCGCTTCTCCGATCTGCTCATCACGCGCGGGTTGGACAAATGGCGCAACGGGATGGGCGTGCGCGGGTTCCAGGGCATTGGCCTCAAGCACCCGCCGACCCCTGCCTACACCCCCTACGCGGACGACTGACCCCCATGAAAACCACGCGGTCTGACGCAGCTGACGCAGTTTGTCGTAACTCCTACGCGTGCGCGTGTGCGCGCGCCTCATGGAGAGTTTCGTCACGAAGTGTCAGCTGCGTCAGATCCGCACCGGATAAGGACTGACACCATGACCACGACCATCCTCGCCCTCGATCTGGGCACCATCACCGGCTGGGCACTGCGCGGCAGTGACGGCCACATCACGAGCGGCTCCGAGAGCTTCCGACCGCAGCGCTTCGAAGGCGGCGGAATGCGCTTCCTGCGCTTCAAACGCTGGCTCACCGAACTGAAGGCCATCACCAGTGACATCGACTGCCTGCACTTCGAGGAGGTACGTCGCCACGTCTCGACCGATGCTGCCCACGCATACGGCGGTTTCCTTGCCACGCTCACGGCGTGGTGCGAGCACCACCAGATCCCGTACCAAGGCGTGCCTGTCGGCACGATCAAGAAGCACGCCACGGGCAAGGGCAACGCTGGCAAGGACGATGTGATCGCTTCCGTCACCGCACGCGGGCACGCGCCGGTCGACGACAACGAGGCCGATGCCCTGGCGCTGCTGCACTGGGCGATCCAGCATCACGACGACGGCCAGGAGGTGTGACGTGAAAGTTCCCACACCGCAGTACCGCTGCCCCCTCGGGCGGCTGCAACCTCAAGCCACGGATCTGGATGCGATCAAGGAACGTGGCTGGCATGACCAGCGCATCCTGGTCGTCTCCGCTGACGACGACCGTCTCGACTGGATGGAGCGTGAACTGGTGCGCCAGATCGGCGAGCGCCTCTACGGTGCGGGAGGACGACGCCATGGCTGACCGTCGCAACGCGTGGACAATCGAGGACGTAGCCGTCCGCTTCGAAGAGGCGGCCAGCACTGCACGCCGTTTGCCACCCGTTCGGGTGCAGGGCTACTTCAACTGCTGGCCTGCGATCAAACGCATGTCCTGGGAAAACCTCGGCGCGGAACCGACGGTCTACCGCTTTCCTCCCGACCCTGCTGCCATCGAACGGATGCTGGAAGTCATGCGCTGGGTCCAATGGCTGGAGGAGGAACACAGGCACTTGGTCTGGATGCGGGCCAAGCGCTACGGGTGGCGGGACATCACGATCCGCTTCGCCTGCGACCGCACGACGGCATGGCGGCACTGGCAGCGGGCATTGCAGACGGTCGCCGACCACCTCAATGCAGCACACGTCGATGTCACGGTGCGCACACAGTCAATACGCTCCGCGCAGCGAGACTTGACGAGGGATGTTCCAAAAACGTGAGCAATTTAGGGTAATGCTTGCCGTGTTTGTCCTCGCCTTGCCGTGCTTGTCCGTTTCGAGGCCCTGCAACCCTGCAACAAAACGGGCCGGTCGGGGGTAGTATTTCAGCTATCTTCTGGACAGAGGTGACGGCAGAGGGAGCAACCCATAAATCAACGGGTCCTTCCTGGCCAAAAACCAATGCGGGGGGCGCGAGCGCGGCGCTTTTTTAGCGTCAGGGTGCGAACCAAGGTTCGCACGGTT